ATGCCATTATAAACTTCCTTCTGATGTTCTAAAATATCTAAACTCACTACTATTAAGTTTAGTTCTCATAATTTTTTTTTGTGTATCTTTGGGTAATCCCCACCAGTTATTAGTTCCATTATATTCTTTAGTCCATATCTGTAGGATAATAGGTGGTACACTAGCAACCCTTCTCATATCTCTTGATGCTGTATAGCCATCATTTAATGTATAAAGTTTTTTATTTCTTTCCATTAAAGGATTGAGATTTTGCTGATTGTTTACAGTTAGCTTACCATCAGACTCTTGTATATATTTAGTCTTGGTAGCATCAGCATTCCATTCGGTTTCTCTTACTCTAGCCATTATTCAGTCAATTCTGTAGCGTATAGTTCTCCATCAGAACCACCTATTCTTAATACTGCAATTTTTTCTCCAGCTGAAACTTTAATAACTTCAACTTCTCCTGCAGGTAAATAAGTAGTACTTGTAGTAGCTGTTGGTGATCCTGCTATATGTATGTGACAAGCAATAGTACCTACAACTCTTATATATGATATGTTAGCTGAAAAAGCTGAACTTGCAGAAGATGAACTTCCAGAAGTTAGCTTATGTACAGTTCCATGTCTTAATCCATAGTTCATGTATTATTCTCCTTTTGTTTAGGATATGTTCCCAGAATGTTCCAGGAACATTAATCCTATTTAATTATCTTCTTATAACAAATGTTACGTTAAGTATTCTAGTGTTAGAAGATGCACCATCAGTAATCATTTCAATAGTTCCATTTTCTTCTACTCTATTTGCTGCTGTTGGTGTTGCAGAATCTACATCTCCAGCTGCTGAACTTGCAGTTGCAACTGTAATTGCTCCACCTGTTACTGCTGTTCCACCAATTTCAAAAGTAATAGCAGCATCTGCTGTTCCTATTGCACCTTGAAGTGCTGTTATAATTTTAATAATCTTTCCACCATCTGGTACAGGTACGAAAGTTGATGATGCTGTACTAATGTCAGCGATTTGTGCGTGTAAAAAATAGTCGTTTAATGTTCTCATTTTATTCCTTTAATGTTCCGATCCTAACCTATCTCAGATCTTCATTGTTTGAAATACTGCTAGGCGAGCAGATTTAAGGTTACTCGCCTAAACAGATAGTATTATTATGAAGTAGTTAAGTCAGCAACTAAGCCTGACGCACCTTCATTTCTTGATTCTAGAGTTGCTTCTACTAAAAGCTGTCTTTTCTCAGAGTCACCTGTTTTTGACAATTCATGCATAGTGAAGTCTCTTAAGAAAGCTACTCCCCAGTAATCCATGTCTAGAACATAAGCGTCTCTATCTCTAGAGAATCTATTTGGAACAACTTGCAATTGACCAAAGTCAGAAGCATACACATCTACTGAAGTGTATAATGTAGCGTCTGCACCTGCGTCAAATCTAGTGCTGTTACCAGTGAAACCTGACAATTTTTGTTTATTGAAAGGTCCAACCATAACCATAGTTGGATTTCCACCAGCATTCCATACTGATTTAATTACAGATTTTAAAAGATCTTCAGTGAAAACTCTCTGAGTACCATCAGTTCTAGCAGTATTACCTACTGAACCTGAAGTACCTGAAGTTCCCATTACATCGTTAGATGCAACCCAAGCTCCAAGAGAACCCATTTCTCTAGCAGCAGTAGCTGAACCTGTAACTTCTGCATTGTTAGTTGTTAATTGTGCTTCCATATCTCTTTTAAGCTCTTTTGCTTTTTTAGCGATTTGGTAAGCGATCTCAGATGCTCTACCAGCTTTGTCAACTGCTTCTTGCGTACCTGTGATTACAACTGTTTTGTCCATAATTTGACAAGAGTTAGATAATCTAGTTGTTGCAGTAACAGCGTCTAAAGTAGCTTCGTCACCTTCGATGACAGCATTTGAAGTTGATGCTGCTGCCAATGCATCTGTTTGCCATTCGTGTAGAACTGCAGTAGACTTAGTCTTTGCAGCTGAACTTAGGAAAGGCGTATCTGTAGGTGAGATGTTATAGATAACATCAGAAAGATCTTCTCTTTCACCTATTGAGTCATACGTGTCAAACGTATTTGTTGGTTGTGCCATTGTTATTTACCTTTTGTTTTGAGATTTAAGATTAATCATGTCAAGTATTGCAGACTGAGCATCTTGTAAATGTCCAGACTTACGTAACTTGCCAATCTTTTGTCTTATTTGCTCTCTACCAGAACTCGTATTTGATTTAGCAACACCAGCTTTTACAACTCTAGGAGCATTAGCTACTTTCTTTTGAACGATAGGTTTTTTATCTTTCAAGTTTTGGTAACTCATTGCATCCTTTGCAACCATAAGAAATCTATGATCTGCAAGTGATCCTATTTCAGAATCATTAAAGCCATAGTTTCGTAATGAATTACGCATATTAACTTTAAATGTATCTGCTTTGTTTGGATCGGCAAACTCTGGTATTTTTGTAGCTGCTAACTCTCGCTGTGTATTCAGGAACTCATTGTATTGAGATTGTTGAGCTTCTTTTGCTTTAGATCTGACTTCCTCTAGCTGCCTATTTTGTTGTCGTAACTGGTAGTCCAGTCTAGCTGCAGCTGTGGGATCTTCGTCATAAAGTTTCTGAAGATCTTCACTTCCTTGTTGTTGTCTGACAGTAGCGTCAGCAGTTGCTATTAAATCATTTAACTCTGATAATCGAGTGTCATAAGATTGACGCAAACTTGTCTTTTGAGTTTCAAGATCTCTCTTTTCTAACCCTAAAGAATGAGTTTTTTGTCTATAATCTGAGTCTCTAGAATAACCTGCCTTCAGTTCATCGAGGGTAACTTCTAACTCTTGACCACTAACTTTAACTCGGTGGAGTTCTGGTTCCTCTAATTCTGTTTGCGTTTCTTCTGTTGTCTCAGTATTTTCAGTAACCTGCTCCTTAGTTCCTTCAGACTCTGGTTGACTTTCTGGAGCTTCCTGTTTCACAGGTGTTTCTGATGGTTCTGCTTTAGATTCAGTTTTTTGTTGTTCCTCTTTAGGATTCAATAGTCCTGTAATCTTTTCAGCAGCACCTTGAACAGTTTGTTCTTGTGCCATAACGTTCCTTTCTTGTTGGTTGACGTAATTGAAGTTGCGTTAGCTTAACTTCTTTTATTTAATTGATCTAACTCTTGTTGAGTTAGTTTTCCACTTGATATGATGCTATGTAAATGACCTCTGATTTTGTCTACTAGATTGTAGGCTACCCAAAGGTATGTACGCTTGTCATTCTCAGTGAAACTTGTATTGAAGATTTCTTGTTTATATATTTCAAGAAGATCTTCGAATGCTGTTTTAAGCAGGGGATCGTTTAGGAGTTGTTCGGCTCGCTTGCCCTCCCTGACTTGTTTTTCCTTGTTGTCCATCTATTTGTTGTTTTGTGTTAAAAAAGGCATCTTGTCCTTTTACTATTTCTTTCATTAGATTACCAGAAGATTTTAGATCTTCTTGTTCTAACATAGATCTACGTTTTAATTCTAGTTCATCTATTTTAGATCCATATTTAAGTTCAATTTCTTTTATCTTTAATTCAAAGTCTAAAAGATTTTGTCTCATCATAGCTTCAATACGTTTAACTTCTGTTTCAGCTTTAAGCTGTGCTCTTTGGTTTTCACCTTGAACCTGTGCTAAAGTCACCTTCTCAAATTCAGTAGGTGGTTTAGGTGGAAGTTGTGGCATTTGAGCTGCTCCTACATCTGGATCCATAAAGAAAGGTTCTATACTATTTAGACCTGCATTTTCAACTAATTTCTTTAAAGAATTATAAATATTTCTTAAATTAACCATTGGACCATAAACGTTCTGTTGAAGGTTTATAGCCTGCATTTGTCTTTCTAGAATAGCATTAAGTAAGATCAATTGTTGTTCTTTTGATCCTGTACCTAATCCAACATGGACTGTAACATTAACTCTGTCTTTCCATTCGTAAGGTCTCATAGGTATATACTTACCTCTAATTCTTACGATCTTTTCTTTTTGTTGATATTTACATACCAACTCAAATATTTTTAAAGCTAAATCTTTAACACCTGTTTCTGCAAAGATTCTAGCAATCAACTCCATTCTCATTTGAGATTGAGTTAAAACTTGGTTCATACCAGTTGCTGTACTATTGTTTAAAGAATCTGGATTTAATCCTTGTGATGTTTTACTAACACCAGTTCTTGTTTCTTTAACAGC